GTAAGACTATCCCCTAATTCTGTATAACCTAGCTCGTCGCAGGACATTAATTCTAAATCAAAATCACTACTTCCTGCCCATCCAAAAGTTTCTTCTGATCCCTCTAGTATTTTAAAGCTTTCCGATAGGGAATCAGTAATACCGTCTCTTTGAATAGCCGAAGCAAGAGCCCTACGGACTAAATCATTTTCTATAGAAACATGATCTTTTGTGTAAAAAATAAAAGTATCGGAACTTTCTGAAAAATTTAAGTAGCCAGAACCAAGCCACTCATCCCAAAGAGATTCTCCCGGTCTAGAATCCTTCATCTATATCACCAATAGACATTTCAAAATTATTATCTATTTCATCGTCTTCAAGAAAATACACCTCTGATGGTTTTTTTACTTCAAAAATACCAGCAACTGTGAGAGCACCACAGAGGCAACAAGTTTCAACACTTTCAGTATTTACTTTATTAGGAACATCTACACCAACAAGTTTCATTAAGATGGTTCCGTTTTCGTCCATACTTTCTGGTTCCCATCTAGTGTGGTCATCTAAATAGCAAGACTCACAAATAGCCATGGGGCGAGGTTCTTTCTTGTTAGACATGGAGACCTCCTAAAAACTTAAGTACAGTTTATAGGAATAACTTAGTGTCTATGTTAAGAAACGCTTTAATCAACTATGTATTGAATAGTTACGACATTGATGTTTCTTTTTCTACGAGCATTTGTAAGTTCTACAGGACTAAGCCCGCCCCACACACCAAACTGTTCGTGTTGTATACCCCACTCAGCACATTCAACTACGTGATCACAACTTTTACATATGTTTTTTGCCAATTTAACGTTTACAGCATTTGTATCTAATTGATTAGGATCATCAGCATCTCCATAAAAAAACAAATCTCCACCGACTTCCCTACACAAAGGGTTTTCATATGTCGATGGAAATGGAAGTTGAGGCTTTGTTTTTTTATACAAAATTTTGCCCGTCTGTGAAGTTGTTAAGTCTTTTCTACACTACCAACTTCATAGCCGCAACCCGCGTAACCTGCAATATCAATCCACGTGTCGGGTTGGAATCCTGACTTAGATGCGTAGCGAGCAACTTTTAATCCAACCATCATCATTGCCACATCTTCGGCAGTAAATTCATAGCCAATAATTGCTGTCCAGATTTGAGCAGTACGAGTGAAGTTTTCTTCAGGACCGCCATACTGTTTATTGCGTTCACCAGAGATAATCCTGGCTGCTTCTCTAAGAGCTGCAACACGAGGAGCTACATCTTGCTCAGTATTTATTTCTTCAGACATCTCTATTTTTCACCACTACCTGTGCTTGATAAAAGCTTTCGCTTTCCATATCTTCTGTCTCTTTAACTAGTAATTCATAGTTAAATTTCTTTTTTACATCAGAAACATTAACATTAAAAAATTCTGAAATGCGCTTTTCAGCAGCTAAAGATATCTCTTCATAGTCATCTCCACTAACAAAAAGATGAGCAATGGTGACTACGCTCATATTGTTGCAACTAATTTTTCTACTTTGTAAGGAGAATAGTGAGATCCGTCAAGAACAGGCTCTCTACCATCAGTTGTCTTTACAATGACGTCTCCAGAACGAACGGCAACTACACGACCTCTACGACCGTTATGTAGTTGACCTAGCTCACCCTCAAAAGCATTTGCTAAAACTCTTACTTCATCACCTACACGGATAAAACCTGGCATACCAGCTTCCCAGATTTCATTACCTTGATTATCAATTAAAGCAATACCCATAGCCAGTTTTGAAAACACCTCAACTATCTGGGCATCGTTTGAAGCTAGATGAGGCAGGGTTCTCCAGAACTCAAGAAGTTTCATTACAGAAGTGCCTACATCAACAGACACTTTAGCCATTTCTAGTTGAGATTTTGCCATCTCAATATTTAAATCTCTCATATATCCACTCTCACTTTATATAAATTGTACTGTATTAAACGTCAAAAACAGAGGATAAAACTCTATCAACTGATTCATTAAAATCTGGTAAAACTTTTATATAGTCATTCTTTTGTTTTCTAGCAATAGAAAGTCTCTCTCCGACAGACATATCCTCCAAAGTGTGAGCTAGAAGAGACCAAGAATCTCCTAAATAAGATGTCTGCCTCCAATCCGTTACTACAGGAGTATTTACATATAAAGACTGAGAAAGGTTTACTGACCACCAAGGCTCATCATTCTTGTATACGGATATCACAGATCCAATGGATTTATTTATATTTGTCAATACAGAAGTATTGGTAGACCATTTATTACTAGACATCGGGTTTATTTTATTTCTTAGTGTTTTTTCAAGATTTTTAACCCAGATAGTTTTTTGATTAGTTGACCAATAATCCGAGTCTGACTTCATATATAGAGCACTTGAATCTTCTACGGCTGTTAATAAAAATGAATCAAGACATAAAAGATCTAAATTATCTTCAGAAATGTTTGGTATATGTTTTGTTACATGTTCTTTTTTAGACCAAGGAAAAGAAGGACATAAAGTCTGTTCCCAAGTATTTTCGTACAAATCAAAAATAACTTTTTGTATGCGAGATAGATTTGATGGAGATACAGCCTTTTCAAACTCAGATCTTTTAGAATAAAAATCTTTTACAAGTTCTTCCGGGTTTTTAGCAATTGCTCTAATACCAGCCCACAACTTACGAGGCTCTGGGGCATCAACTACATATTTAACATTAGTTACTCTGCGAGCCCTTTCAATAACAGATAAAGCTCCATACAGTCGATAAGAAGAAAGACTAGTAGGAGGGGTTAAACCAACTAGTACTACATCAAATTTAGAAAGATACTCCTCAGACATGTCTATTGACGGCGTAGTCCATACGACTTCATGACCAGAGTAGCTTAAAGAGTTTCGTATAAGACCAGAAAAAGTAGGGAGCCTTGTATTCAATCCCTGAGAGGATTGAGGAGCGCTACATCCAGTAAGTAGTACTTTCATAGTTTTTAATCTATCTCTTTCCTATAGTTTCTAGAGTAATGAGAAAGCCTTCCAACTTTTGCTGGAAGGCAATCTCACTAAGCCAAAGACTTAGAAAGGTGCAGACGGCGCTGGAGCCGGTGCAGGAGCAGGTGCAGGAGCAGGTGCAGGAGCAGGTGCAGGAGCAGCCTGAGCCTGTTCTTCAGCCCATGGATCTGTAGTAGGGGCTGCTGTCTGAGCAGGGTAGTAGCTCTTGATTTCATTCTTTTTGTTACCTTGCCATACGCGACTACCGATCTTAGCGCGGAACTTGCGATTAACAAGAGCTGCTTCAATCTGAGCGTTTGTTGGAGTTGTATCAAAAAACTCGCTAGTTAGACCTAGAGCATTCATTTTGCCAAAGAAAATTCTCAACGCAGTTGAATTGTCAGAAGATACTACAAGGTTGTCCCATACAAGACGCTTGTTGTAAGGTCCGCCCTGAACTTCAGCCTTAACTGAGAACATAGTCTTACCTGATTGAGTTTGCTTTGCAACGCCCTCAAGAATTACCAAGTCGTAATCACCGTCTGGTAATGGTTCGTATGATGATGTTTCTCCAGCCTCTTTAATGAGGTCGGACCAGTTTAAGGTAGTCATACCTTAACCTTCTTTCTTTGTTGTTTTGGCAGCAGTTGCTGCAGGTTGTTTTTCCCCAAAAATCATGTCAAGCATACGCTCAATGGAGAGGTTTTCTTGCTGAACTGCTGAGCCAAGGCGACCTTGTACACGCTCTCCAGCTTCGTACTGATTATTTCGTTCTACATACATTTTACGAACTTTGTATGGAGGGCTCAATGGATCAGGGTTTGGTACTTCTTCTGTTGTGATAGCACCAAGAATGTCGTAGAAGTATGGAGCCTGAATCGCAAGCTGACCTTGCAAGTACGGACGTTGACGACCGTCTTGGCTAGGACGAGCCATTGCAGTTAAGACAACCGCTTCTAATGGGTTAGTTGCGTGCATTGTTAGATCGCGTAGATCGCGTAAAAGACCGCCCATGTGACGAAGTAGCTCGCCCCATTGTTGCATCTTCATTTGCTCGCTACCTGCGATACTGTCCATGCACTTAACTTGAAGTTCAGAGATCGAGTCAATGATAAGACTCTTAAACTGATGCTTACCGCTCTGAAGCCATTGATACGCCTTAAGCACATCATCATAGCTACGAACCTGGACTACACAAGTATCCCAAGTACCGTCTGCTACTGGTGGCTCCTCTCGGAGTGGGTCCCAATACTTTACGATGATAGGGAGGAAACGATGCCCACCTTCAACGTCAAGCATGAGACGTGGATATGGAGCGGTAACTGCAAAGGTGGATTTTCCAACCTTTGACTCACCGTAGACCATAACTGTAAGAGAACGCTGAATGTCACTCATAGTTATTCCAGTCCTTTCTTGTCATTTTCGTTTTCGTAATATGAATAGGGGTCTCCCTCTTCAAACATTTCTGAAAGTGCTTGCTCAGCTGCGCTACCGTCATCCATCAACGTGCATACAGTAAAGAATTGACACTTCCACTTACAGTCACGTGTCGGGTGAGGATACGCAACTGAAGTATGATCAGCACCTTCGTCAAGTGCTGTACGCACTCGCATTAGGTCTGTTATTGTTCCGTGAATACGATTCCAGAATGAGCGAAGCGTAAACACATTATGACGCACTTCAATCTGATCATAGAACGGAGGTCTTGCAGAAGCAGTACGCTTTACCTTTTTTAGCATTGTAAAAATGCCACCTTCGGAGCGCTCTCCTTCTTTACTCTGGAATGTTTCCAGAAGCATGTATGTAAGTACTTGCTCATTCATCGGAGCAAGCATTGCAAAATCTGAAAGTGAACCGCCTACAGTTTTGAAGTCGCGGAACATACGAACACCGTCAACCTTACGACGAACACGCATGTCGAGCTTTCCCTGCAGTTCAACTTCACCATTAAATAACGGAGCAATAATTGTTTCTTCTGTAGAAATCATTTCTAGTTCTGAGTCAATTCCGTTTTCTTCAACCCATTGCTCATATCCCTCAAGCATAATTCGACCTAACTCCGCCTCACCATCAAGGGTGTCAGTGTCTCTAAAATCTGCAATAAGAAGGTTACGATCAACCTCAACCAAGCGGGAATGAGCATCTAACAAAGGAACACCCTTTGCATAGTGATCGTCTAACGCAGCATGAATACGTGATCCAAGTGCAAGAGCCCCAGTGAAGTCTTGATTAAGAGGCTTTAAACGACGGTAGTAAGTGAGCCACCACCGGCGGCGACAATCTTTAAAAGTCTGAATCTCTGAGTTAGAAAGTCTTATTACATTAGACATCTATCATTCCGTCCTTATATGTCATTATTGTATATTTCATAACTTACCTGCCTTGTCTTTTTTAAGCAAGTCAAGTAACTTCTCTCTGTCATGGACAATTTGCTCAAAGTTATCTGCTTTAGTTTCAAGGACTTGTAAAACCCGCTCTTCAATAGTCCCTTCTGTTACATAGTCTGTAATCATAATCGAGTCGTGAATTTCTGAACCAATACGATGTACGCGATCAAGGGCTTGCTTATGGTCAACAAGTGACCACGGACGCTGGAGCATAACCAATCGGCGAGCTGCTGTAAGAGTTACACCAACACCACCAGCCTGGGCAGTAAATAAAATCCACTTTTTTGCACCAGATTGAAAATCATCAATAGCTTGCTGGCGTTCATCTTCATTTTGAGCACCAGTAATCAATCCGTGAGGAATATTAGCTTTAGTTAAAGCAGCACTCAAAAGTTCAATCAACTGACGTGATACTGCGCATACAGCAACTGAGTCATCTCCAAAGTCGCCATTTTTAATGTCATCCATAAGAGAGTCAACTTTACAAGATGGCTCTGACAAAACAGCCCTAGGTTCTCCAGTTTTTTCATCAACAACAATGTTTGCATAAGAACTAGCAAACTGAAGTAGTCGAAGTGTCTGAGTCAGAACACTGGGAGCAGATAACGCTTCACCAGACTCGAGATCAGCAATCATAAGGTCGCGCATTTGGTCATAAGCTTTCTTTTGCTTAGTAGACATTTCAAGATCGCGGCGCTCATTAATAACTGGTGGTAGCCAAGGAAGTACGCGAGCCTTTAACATACGACGCATATGGTGGCTGATTGTGCGTTGAAATTCATCTTCCATATGAGGCTTAATTCCAAGAACCATCATTCCGCCGAAAGCATTCATCATTGTGTCAACCATACGGTCAATCCACTTTGTTTTTGATGGCCAATCTTCCGGAGATAGCCAGTGAAGAATTGACCACATATCTACAACATTGTTTGCTACAGGAGTACCAGTAAGTGCAAATCTAAATTCTGCATTACCAGTTGCTGACCACAAAGCACGAGTCTGCTTTGATTTAGCATCTTTTGATCTGTGAATTTCATCAGCAACTACAACTTTAAAATCTATCTCATTCAGTTCTCGCTTATGAACTTCGCAGCGAGCGAGAGTCACGCGCTCGTCATGACCGCCACACTCTTTACAGCGAGCCAACGCTATTGAGCCATAAGGAGCTAAACGACTATGAGACCTCAGCGACTCCCAGTTGATGATAATTACGTCAATGCTGGTTTCAACAGCTATATCAAACTGTTTTTTACGCTGGGTAGAAGTTCCTTTAATAACCTGAGTAGTTGCTTCAGGCCACCAACGAGTGAACTCACGTTCCCAGTTTTTCTTAAGAGTGTTTGGGCAAACAATAAGTACAGGAAAAACATCCTCATTACTATCTTTAAGTTCTTTGATTGCCCTAATTGCTTGAGCAGTTTTACCTAGACCTGGTTCATCTGCTAACAAAGCCCTGCGAGCTGTTTTAAGAAACTCAACTCCTGCTTGCTGATGTGGAAAAAGATCTGAATTAGTTAAAGATTCAAACTGCTCTAATTCTCTAAGAGAGTTGGCTGGGGTAATACGAGTATTAAGAAGGTTTGCAGCCCAATCTCCAAGGTCTTCTGCAATAACTAAATCGTTTTTAAAAGTAGAACGCAGTGCCAAACAAGTGGACCAACTTAATGGAACTCTCCAAACTTGATCAGAAGCTGACCAAGATGATCCCGGAATACTTTTACAAAGTTCTTTGTAGCGATACTCAACGTCTAAGCGAATATGCTTACCGTCTGGGTCTAGTTTTGCTATTACAGCCATTTACTTCCTTCTTAGATGTCATTTTGTCGTTGAAAAAATACTATCACACTTTTTGTATAAAACTATTTATTTTGGATAGTAACTTCTATTCTAGAAGTTTTCTAGGTATCCAGCCACCCTTTACAAGCCTCAGCATAGCGTGTCTAAGGGCATCATTTGCATGGCCCTCTCCACCTTTATGCCAGACTCCTAGAGTCTTTAGGGCTTCGTTAGGGAACATTTTCTTGGCATCTACTGGCATTTGCCAGACAATAGAATCCCTGTCAATACCAAAATCCTGCAAAATTTGTTTTAAAGCACCTATCTGCTCAAGACTGTAAGGAGCCTGAGAGTTTCGGACTGTTTGAGCATTAATTGTGAACTTCTCACAAACCACAGTAAGAGAGCTGTAGTCCTCAGTAAAGTCTTCTAGAAGGTGTCTTATAACACTAGCAAACTCTTCTGGTTGAGCTTCTCCAGAAAATACAATTTCAGGCTCTTTATCTTTAGCCAAGCAAAGTAAAGCAACTCCAGTAGCCTTACCTGGATCTACTGACAAAACATATTTATTCATATTTCTCACCCCATGTTTCCATTGGTCCATCTATACCCGAGGTAAGCGGAACTGCCCAACCTTCAGTCGTAGTCATACACTCTTTTACAGTTTGCATTACTTCCTGTACTCGATCACGAGGTGCGTTAAGCACAATTTCATCGTGCACGGGAACAATAAGAAGTTCTGTTAAATCAGCCTGATCTAGTTTAATTAAGTTACTCTTAAAAACTTCTGCTGCGCCACCTTGGATTAAGTAGTTCACAAGTGTGTAAGTACGGTCATCGTCACATGGAATACGACGACCAGTCCATGTACAGACATAACCTTGACCCTCACTACGCAATCGACGCATACCAATATCTTCAATTTGTTTTTGAAAAGAAATCATTCCCGGATAGTTACGATCAAAAGAATCAGAAACGGCTCTCATTTGATGCTCTGGTACACCAGCAGTTAAGGCTTGTTTGGCAACGCCAGCTCCATACAAACGACCGTACACAACACCTTTAATAAGATTACGTCTTTTATCAGAGCGAGTCATTTCTGGTTCTTGATAAACTTCGCGACCAATCTCGGTAAAGGGATCAGAACCAGTTGCATCAGCTCTATGAAATAGTTGAATCAAGTTTGGATCCTGAGATAAAGATGCGAACATACGAAACTCAACTTGATCAAGGTCAGAAGTTACAATCACATGGTCATCGTCTTTGGGTAGGAAAGCAGAGCGAACTACATCATCACCCTTTGGAAGAGTCTGTAGTGCTGGGTCAGTGATAGACATACGACCAGTACGGGCACCCATTGTCTTTACAGATGGGTGGACAAAACCATTAACATTTTTATCAATAAAATTAGAAAAATAACTACTAGCAAGTTTGTCGGCTTTGCGCTGTTTTAATACAGTTTCTGCTAGATTTTTAACTTCTTCATTTCCATTTATTGTTAAAAGTTTTAGTTGATCTTTAGTCGCAGACTTTTGCCCAGTAGGAGTTAGTTCAGTAATTTCTGCACCAAGACTTTCAAAAAGTCTAACTAACTGTATGTTGCTAGTTATAGAAGCCCCATTGTATGTTTTTTTAGCCCAATCTTTTACGGACTCTGTGTAGTTAACTAATTCGTCGTACTTTCTTTGAGAGTACCCAAGATCTACTCGAGCCCCATTAATTTCCATACGAGTTACAATTTTTCTTGTGGTCATTTCTAGTTCATAAGCCTTGTTGTATACACCACCAGGGCCGCACTTCTCATAGAACTGCTCCCAGATACGCATTGTTAGCACTGTATCAAGAGCGCCGTAAGACCAATAAGGCTTAAAGTTAACTGGAACGGTTCCCCAAGTCCAACCATTGGCGGAAAGTTCTGTACCTAAAGTTTCTTGTAATGCAACCGATCGGGAGTCTACATAACGAGCAGCCAACCTTTTAAGAGCACCAGAACCTAGTGGGTCAATAATCTGAGCCATAATCATTGTGTCGTGCGCACGATGCCAGGGCATTTCCCAATCAGACTTAACTGCAAACCACTTTGCTTCAAAAGCAATGTTGTGACAAACAATTTGACCCTCAAATTTATTCATTGCTTCGTAAAAAACACCAGACCAGTTTTGCCAAGGGATGGACCAACCTTGTTCCCCATCTCCAACCTGAGCAAGACGTATATCTCCATGCCAAGGAGAAAGCGCATCATTACGCTCACCACCGGGGAGTTCTCCAGTTTCAATATCAACAGACACTGCATCGTAGGGTCGGCGTTGACTAAGCCACGTAAGAAACTCAGTGGCTTTTTCCACAGAGTCAACTAAATGTAGTTGTACTGCGGAGAGATCTTCTGTTTGTCGTTCTGTCATTTTTGTCATTCCTTGTTTTTGTTTAGGGAATAATTTCTACCCTATACACAGATTCAATTTTTTTATCCTGTTTAGATGCTTCTTCAAGCAACCTCTGAGCAACTTTAGTTAGATAACGAGCACCACCATCATCATACTTATATAATGCTTCAAGCACAGCTTCTGCATCATCGCTGACTTGTGCCCAAGTTCTGTTTCTTTCAGGGAATATATAAGGAAGTTCGCTATCAATAGGGGAACATTCTTCGCAAGGTATAGCATCTTCTGACAGATTCTCAGGAGCAGATTCAACTAAACCATATCTTTTTACAAGAGGACAAGAGGCCCCATGATACACAAGAGATACGCCTACCCTAGAAAGAATGTATGAACCATTTTCTGTCTGATAAAGTTCAAACTCAATCCAGCGAGTTGAACCTTTTCTCCACGAAGAAGAAGCCCCAAGAATGCGGCCATTAAACTGGAGTGTACGGGAGCCGTCTTTAACCTCGTACACTGTTCTGGCTCCTGAATGTCATGGTGTCTGTTTTATAAGTATACATTGTTATTTATGCTCTCTTTGGAGCCATCCACCAGGATTTGCAGTAATGCCGTAAGGGGCCAATCGCAGACGAGTAAATTTTTTACCCGCCTCAGTCTCCATAAAATTATTTAGCGCAGGGATT